CTGATTAGCAGCCGCGAGCTGCCGGTGCGTCCCGGTAGCGAAAAAGAATCGATCCACCATTGCTTCCAATTTTGGTCAAGCGGAAGCCCTGCCGGCGTCGAAAACAATGCCGGCGCGCGGTACATCACCAGCATGTCGGTCAAATCATTTTCGGTCAGGATGCGCTGGCGGCTGACCGCATTGTTATCCTCGGAGAACAGATCGGCCTGCCCGGCTGGCCGGCGCAAGGTCATCTGGCCGTTGTTATTGCGCCAGAGGCCGCCGCTGGTGGTGTCGTTGCCCAGCAGATAGCCGCAGTTAATTTCGACCCCGAGGTAGAATTGGCGCGCTATGACAAAGCCGGCGCCGCTGCTTACATTGATCGCGCCGCCCATGACTTCGAGGTCGCCAGTAGTCAATCGAATGGAGCCTGAGGCGTCGATTGCTCGCCCATTAGGATTGCCGGCGATAAGAAACGTAGCGCCAGGATCATTGGCGGGCTGGCGGATAAACAAGGCAGGCAGCCCTGGCACGCCAGGATCGAGCGTCAGCATGCCGGTGATGGTGTCGCCGCTCTTTTGCACCCGGTTGTTGACCGCAGCCTCGGCCATTTGCAGTGCAGCCTGCACATTGTCGCGGGCGAAAACCTCAGGGGTTAGGGCAACCATCGTGCCGGTGACTTGCTCAGTGACTGAGGGGAAGTGATACCAAACGTCGCCGTCGCTGATGGCGCGGTCGCCATAGCTGAACACGGTCCCCTCCATCTGGGAGCCGGGGGGCATGATCCCTGGCCGCTCGCAGATCACCATGCCGCCCTGGCGCGCAATCTCGGGCGTGCAGAGCGGCCCAGGGCTGGGGGTGATGCCTGAAATCTGGGTGTAATAGACCTCATCGTTCTCGGCATCGAGCCGGCCAATAAAATTCGACACGCCCAGGACCAGCGAGTCGACATAGCCGCGATTGACTGCTTCGGTGCGCTCGGTCGCGGCGTCAACTTCGCGCACATGCAGCGGCCCGGTCATGGTCGCGCCGGCTGTGCTGAGCATGTTGTCGTTGACATACTCCAGCGCGGCCTGCACGTCCCCTTGTCCGCCCACGGCTGGGCTGACCGTCACATCGCGCGCCTCGATCCCGAACTGAGCCGGCCCAGCACGCACGATAATGCGGCTGTTGACGCGCAATGCCTCATTCACCGCGCCGTGATTGAGCACGCCGTATTGGATGTACCAGTCGTTGACCTCGGCATCACGCATGATCAGCAGGGCAGGGGCGCGCTGCTCATCGAAAAACGGGGCGAGCAGGACCCAGCTCGCATCGCCCACAGTCGAGGGGGTGACGACATCGCCGGCGCTGTCGAGGAGGGTCCCGACTGCCCAGGCCCCTGCCTGGATCTCGCGGATGCCGCGCGAGCGATACTGCCGCGACTCGGCCAGCAGGAAGGCGGCGAACCACGGCTCTTGCCGGGACAGGGACAGACCGCCATCGAATGCGCGAACAGACTGCGCCATCAGCGGCGATCCCGGTTGCGCGGGTGATAGACCAACGCCAACACGACGTTGACAACACCAGCAACCGCCTCGCCCGCCGCCGCGAAGGCACCGCTGATGGCTGCCCCCAGGTCGCCGAAAAAGCTGGTCGAGGCCCTGGAGTCAGGCAGCACCCCCTTGCGCACGACGATCCCGCTGTTCATCAACAATGCGAGATTGGTCGAGTCGATTTGCGCCTGGTTCATTGGCACGCCGCCCTGCATCACGTAAGACAGAAAGGCGTCGTTGACCTCGGCATTGCGTGCCAGCACCAGCTTGCTGTTGGCGACAGTCTGCGGCGGCTCAGGCCGCAACAGGATCGACGAGGCAGAATTGATCGTCCCGGCGATCAGTATATTTCCCGCATTGTCGAAGATCGTGCCACTCGGCGTGCCCCCCGGTATGACGGCAGTCAAGCGGACCTCACGCGAGCGCCACAGTTTCGCCTCGGTCAAGACGGAATTGGCATAGCGCGTAGCCTCGCGTGCAGCAGCCATGGCTTAGTTCGGGCGGCGCGGGCGCGGGGGACCGGCACGGCGCACGGGATGCGGGTGCTGTTCGGGCCCCTCGGGCGGCGCCGGCAAGGTTTCGCCTAGCGGGGGATCGGCACTGCCATTGCCGCCATTGCCAGGGTCGGGCGGCGTCGGCGGCGGCACGCGCTCCAGATACGGCCGGCCGATGTACGCCATCAGCCCCAGGCTGAGCGACGACATTAGTAGCTGCCCCGCACTGGAGTCTGGTAGGCAGCCATGCGCTCGGCGTTGGCCTTGATCACGTCAGATGGCTGGTTGCCAAGCTGGGCGGCGCGAATGGTGGCGGCAGTGTCGATGATGTCGATTTGGCGTGCCTGGTCATTGTGCGCATTCAACTCCATCAGCTCGCGGGCGACGGTGGAGATTGGCGCGTTGCGCTTCAGGAAATCACCCGTCAGCTCTGGGTGTCGCCCCAACTTGCAAAGGTGTGAAACCTCCTCGGCATAGGCCAGAGCCTGGGTGCGCGCCTCGCCGCGGACGTCATCGAGGTTGACGACGTTGGTTGCGGCGGTCGTGGCGGGATTGTCTTCGCTGTTGTCCATTCTGCTATCTCCTCGCGGGCGGCTGGCGGAATTGACGGGGCCGAGGCTCACGCTCTCGGCGAGCGCCTGGTGCGCCTGATCGTAATTGCCGACTTCGTCGGCCAGGCCTTCGCTGCGGGCGTTGCCGCCGAAATAGACGCGCGCCTCGGTGGCGCGAACCTGAGCCGGCTGCAAGCGACGGTGCTCGGCGACCGAGGCCGTGAACTTGTCGTAAATTCGGTCGATCTCGCCCTGGATGCCGATCCGCGCCTCGATCGACAACGGCTCGTGGGGATTGGCGTCGATCTTGTGCGCGCCCTTGAAAATGTAGCTGTAGGCGATCCCCGCCTCTTCATCGCGGCGCGACTGGTCGAGGTGCAGGGCAACCACGCCGACACCGCCGGCGGCCCCGGTGTCGGTGACCCAGACACGCTGCGCCGCGGCGGCGATGGCATAGGCAGCCGACAACGCGTCGTCGTTGGCGACGGCCCAGACCGGCTTGTCGCGGCCGATCGCGCGAACTTCGTTGGCGAAGTCGAAGACGCCGCCGGCCTCGCCGCCGGGACTGTCGATATCGAGCAGGATGGCGCGGGCGCGGCGATCGGCGCGGACATTGCGCAGCACCCGGGTCAGGTTCTCGTAGGACTGCAAGCGGGTGGAGTCGGCGTCGATCTGGCCGGCGCGGCGCACCAGCACGCCGTGCACCGGGACCGTGGCGACGCCCTTGTTGAGCCGGTAGCCATAGGTCGGCGCCTCGGGCTGGGCCGGCTCAAGCGACGCCCCATCTTCCGCCGTGATGAGCAGCGAGCCGCGATGGAACCGCGCGGCGTCCAGGCCGGCCAGCAAGGCTTCGAGCTTCCCCGGCTGGATCAGCAGCGGAACCCCGAAGATCCGGGCGAAGATATGCGACAGGTCTCGGATCATGCAGCGGCCTCCGCGTCGGTCGGCGCCGCGGATGTCCCGTCGCCCGGTTGACTGGTGCCGATGCTCTGGGTGCGCGCGCCGTAATCGATTGTGATCCCGAGCTTCTGCGCGAGAGCCGCGGCCTCGGCGATGCGGTGATAGGTCTCCTCGAGGTCGTAGCCTTCAGCCTCGACGACATCTTGCGGCGCCAGGATGCCGGCCTTGAGCGCCAGGATGGCGGCCTGACGGTCCTTGAGCGGATCGACCCAGGCCGCGCGCGGCGCGATTGCCTTGTAGGCGCGGTACTCCATCGGGCGCGCGGTGTAGCGCGAGGCGGTGATCGGCAACGCGCTGGCGAGCACCGCGGCGTCGAACCAGTGGATCCAGACCTTGCGCAAGAATTGAAACACGAGCACGGCATGCTGAAACGCCTCGACCTCGGCGCGGAAGGCGAGCAGGCCGGCGCGCGAACTGGCATAGGTCGCCTTATTCAAATCGGCCGACAGTTCGGCGTAGGGGATGCCGAGGGCGGCACAGATTTGCAGGATCACCCGATACTGGAACGACTCGTAGCCGCTTGGCGTGCCGCCGGGTTGGGAATGCGTGACCTTCTCGCCGGGGTAGAGTTGCACGGTCGCGCCGGGGGCAAAGGCCAGATCGTCGTCTTCGGGGCGCGGGACCAGCGGGTTGCCGTCCTCGTCGTGCTCCTCCGGCGTTTCTATAAAGGTGGCGTAGCGACTCTGTTGCTTTTGACGCTCCAATTCGGCGTCGTCGAAGGCGTCGAGCTGGAACAATTTGACGATGGCCGCGGCATAGCCCGTCGTCCCGCGCACCTGACCGGCCTCGATCGGATCGAAGACGTGGATCACGTCCTCGGCCGGGACGCGCGTGAGCTGATCTTGCAGCAACGCATCGCGAAAGGTCGTCGCGTCCGTCGGGTTGGTGCGGTAAAACCAATAGGCGACGCGCTTGTCGCGCAGATTGCGGTCAAATTCGATGCCGAGACGGATTGGATTGCCGTTCGGCGCGTAGTCGAGCTTCCACAACGGGAGTTGTTCGGCCGGCAGCATTTGGAGCTGCAGCGGGACCGTCAGGCCATCCTGGGGGAACCGCGGCCGCAAGCGGACAAAGCACTCGCCAGCAAGAAACGTTTCCCGTGAAACACGGCGGCTGATCCCGTAAAAATCGGTGACTTCTTCGGCATCGGCTTCGTCGGTCCAGATGTTCCACGCTTCGTGGATGCGGTCGCGCAGCGTCTCGTCCTCGACCAAAGATGACGGCTTGATCCCGGCGCCGACCGTGGCTGCCGACCATGATCGCAGCGCCGCTTTGGCATAGCCGTTGTTGCGCACCAGCCATCGGGCGCGGGCATTGATCGTGTCGCCGGCCGCGCGCATCTGCACGTTGATGTGCTGGGCCATCGGTTGCCAGACGGCCAGGCGGCGGCGGACAGCGCCGGCCTCAAGACCGGGCGGGATATTGCGCGTCGCGGTGAACCCGTCGCCGACCGGCGGCAGTTCGCCCTGCGCTTGAGGTTTAAAGCGAAACGGCTCGATGAGACGGCGCCAGAGGCTCGCCATTTCCTAGAGCCCCTTGATCAATGGAATGTAGGCGATGCGCGCGGCCCGCCGGCCTCCGGTGTCGCAAAGCTCTTCGAGGCGTTCGAGTTCGCCGATCGCCTTTAGCCGTTGTTCGATTGTGGCATAGCCGATCGACCGCGAACGGTCAGAAAGGCTCGTCGCCGGATTGCCGATGCTGCGCCACAAATCGGCGATCTGCCGCCGACGTTCCGCCCTGGCTTCCGGTGAACAATCCGGCATTGAAAACGCTTGCCTTTCCCCTGCGACCCGCGTAGAGCGGTAGCCGCACCGTTGGGGCGCGAACGGGGTGGAGCAAGCAATCGGGGCCGGTTCTCAGTCACAGTGAGAACCGGCCCTTTGTCATCGTCGACGGCGCTGGGCCGCGGCGAGACGCCGGAGAAGCGCTGTCCTCAAACGATCCTGCATAGTTGAGCGGATCAGGCCCTGCACTTCCGGCGTGGCGAAGGTGCCATAAATAGTCGGTCCCCACAATTCCTTGATCGGCAGGCGGCGACGCGTTCGGCGGCGATAAGCGCCGCGGTGCCCGGACCGCATGTTGGCGATAAACGCCGAGCGGATGACCTGGCTCTTGCCCCAGGCGCGCGTGCGCACCCCTGCGCCGGTCTGCGCCGTGCCGGGGAAGTCGTACAGCGGGATCGGCTTGCGTGATGAGCGGATCGTCGCCTGATAATCGCCGACCCGCACCGAGTCATAAGACAGTCGCGCCTTGACCGTGCCGCTCTTGAGCCCGGTGCGCTTGGCGATCAATTGCGCCGCTTTGGTGATGCTGGCCTTGGCGGTGTCGACCAGCGCCAGCGCCACCGCGGGGTCAGACTTGGGCGGGGCCAATGCTTCGAGGTTTCCCAGAAACACCGTGGCGTCGAACGTGAAGCCGCCTTGTCCCGGCCGCATGCCTTTCATGCGCGAAGCTTAGCCGCAAAGACGGTCGTCCGTAACCGTTTTCTACCAACACGCGAGAACCACGTCGCGATCTCGCGCGACGACGCAAATCGACAGGGACGCGTCCTGGCGCACGTGATGACGCGCCCTAACCTGCCCTACGTGCGAAGCGCTTTCGCGCGCCAGCGACGCGCCCAGCGCGATCTGACGCGACTTTGCGACCCCCCATCGCGCGACCTCGCACGCAAGATGCACGCAACAAGCGGCCTGCGACAGGCTGTCGCACCCCGCTTGCGGTGTGTTTCAACGTGCGGATGCGGTTGGTTTTTCAATTACTTCCGAAAACGAGTACAAACGCCCGGAAAAGTGGAAACAATCTCTTGAGAAGCCCGGCGAATAGCTTATATTCATGTGTGTAAGACGAAACGACAGAAGGACGAAGCGAAACGCGAAACGAAACAAGACTTCCAAGGGACGCGCGAAGCAATCCAGGCGCGACCCAGCTTCGAAGGATTGCAAAGTCAGCCAACCATATCATTCCCCGGGCTGACGGATCGGGATCGGGTAGGAAAGCTCGAAAGCGCGCACTAGCGCCTGAAGCTCCCCGGCAGGCCCCCCCACAGGCGACCCACTTCGGGTTTCGGACACGACAAAATCGAAGGAATGCACCCGCGCTGCCAGATAGCGCGGCTCATTGCAGGATCTCCACTTGCAAACGAAACGAGCGAGCGCGCGTCAGAAATGACGCGCGCTTGATCGCATCCCGTCTGACGAGGCCCGGTGATGCCGGGACGAAAGCGCACAAGCGCTCACGGGAAATCAACCCGAAACCCTATCGCAATGGAGCCCACGATGACCAACACGATCCGCCATATCGCTGCGATCCGCGCAAACCGGACCCGCCTGGCTGCCAAGTCGAATTCGTTCACCAACGAAGTCGCACGCAAGGCGATTTCCGAAGCGGTCGCGATTTTCGACGCGCTGCACAATGTGCCCACCCCGTGCGATCGGCACCTCGCAGCTGTCAAGGCAAATCGCACCCGGCTCGCAGTTCGCGCTTCGAAGTTCACCAACGAAATCGCCCGCAAGGCGATCGAAGACGCGCTGTCACAAGCCGCCTGACGAGCCCGTGAAATTCGGGCGAAACGCCCAGCGCTTGCTGGGCGTAGCGGTAACTCTCTGCAATGGAGCCCACGATGATCACCCGTTCAACGATCGTCTGCCTGACTTTCTCCGATGGTTCGTCCGAAACAGCCCCGCTGTTCGATGTAATCGCCGTCAACATGTTAGACGACGACGAAGAAATCATCTTCGACGCGTTGATCCGTGTCGGTCGCTATGACCTCGACACCGGGTCGAACGGCGACAGCGACAACGTCGTTATCACTGTCGCGTAACCGCCTGATGAGCCCTTGAAATCCGGGCGAAACCAGCCACAAGGCTGGTCGCGGTACTTTCGACCGCACCCCTTTTCTGCAATGGAGTCCACGATGACAAAGTCAGTGATGCACTTCGCAGCCGTGCGCGCAAATCGTACCCGGCTGGCCCAGAAGGGCGAAACCTTCACCAACGCCGTCGCGAAAGCAGCGGTTGTCGAGGCGCTGGCGCACTATGACGCGCAACTGGCCGATGCGCCGGC